CGAAATTGCGGAGTACCACGTCGGTTGACGTGGCGGCACTGATCGTTTGCCCAGCCTCGAGACGCACAACGTCAGACGCGGCCGCTAGCAGGGCTTCCACCCTGCCGCGGTCCGCGCATGACCCCGTGACCGTCTCGTAGAACTCGACGCTTGCCAGTGCCGCCATCGGTCAACCGATTGCGAGCCCGGTGAGCACGCCGTGAGCACGCTCGGACCCATAGGCCAAGCCCGTCTCGCCGTACATCTGGAAGCGCTCCGATGCACCCGTCTTTGCCAGCGGCTCGACGAACATGTGCCCCTTGCCTGGGGTTTCGAGGAACACCGGGCGACACTGCTCAAGTGACACCACGACGATCTCATGCTTCGGTACGTTCCGGCTCAACATCGTGTTGAGCGTGCCGAAGTCAGTCTCGACCGTCTTGACCGCAACGCCGCCGACCATGCGGGACGTCTCGGTGTATTTGCCGTAGGCGTTGGCGTACGCCTTGGACAGCGCAAGCTTCTGAGTCGAACCGAGCATCAAAGTTGCCGTGTCGGTCTCGCTGATGCCGCCGTTGTCGAAGACACCCTGAAGGAAACCACCCATCACGTCCGGGTCGGGGGTCGATGAACCGATGATGTAGGCGTCGGCGGTGCAGTCCACGAGCACGTCCACCGCCGCTCCACCTGATGTCAGGGAAAGCTTGAAGTCGTTCGTGGCCGTGTTGACCAGGTAGTAGACGATGGTGTCCTTCAATCCCGTACCGTTGACGCTGATGTTGCGCAGGTACACCCGCGCACCGTTGGACACGCCGTGGGCGGTCGCTGTGACCTTGTCGGTTGAAGCAGCAATGCTGAGCCCGGTGCCGATGGCGGTGCCTTCGTTGGTCACATTGGTGGTGATCGCCTGGCGAAGACCTCGCGTCTGACGCTTGGTCGTGTTGTCCGAAGGGTCCTGGAAGCGACCGTTGATGAACGAGTACTCGACGTCGTTCGCGATCTGCTTCAACGCCTGGTTGACCTGGAAGTCAACTTCGTTGGTGATGGGGTTATGCTCGGCGTTGTTGATGCCGCTTTTCTGGCCCACGGCAGCGAGCTTGGAATAGCTGATAGCGACAGCCTCTTGGTGGATCTGGCAGATGTTCGACACGTTGGCCCGAACTCGCTCTTCTGGGGTGGGAGCGTCTGCACCTTCCAACGCCACGTTCTGATCCGCTGCGCGCAGGTCATAGGTTTCCCACTCGAACTTCGTCGAGGTGGTCTGCCCGCTGCCCGCGTCGAGCCCGCCGATGGCGGACAGAAACGGGGTATCCGACGGGGTGAGCTGGATCAACTCGCCCGTGTAGTTGGGGAGGGTGTAAGTGGTACCGAGACCGGTGATTCCGGACATGATGGTGTTCCTTTCGTTGTCCGGCTAAGCCGGGGTCAGGTTTTGGCCGCGAGTGCGGCGAGTTTTTGACTGTTGAGCGCTATTGCCTTCTTGGTGTCGCCGGCCGCTCGCGCAGCTGCGAGCTGCGTGTCGATGTCGCCGACGGCTGGTGCAGCTCCTTGGGGCCCGCTGTCCGCACTGCCAACAGGGGCAGCCTTGGCGATGGCCGAGTACTTCGCTTTGAGCGCCGCAACCTTGTCGGTGTCGACGTCGCCCGTGTCCGTGAGGAACGCCGTGAGGTTCAGGTCCTCGATCACCTCGGCAGGGTCGGCCACGATGCCCGTGAGGGCCGCTTCCAACTTCGCCGCTGCGAGCTTGGCTCCGAACCCCTGAGCGGCCTCAGCGCGCCCCGCGTTCTTCGCGTCCTCGATGGCCTTCTCGTTGTCACCGAGTGCCGCGAGTCGTGCCGCTTCGGCGTCCTCGTCGGCCTTCTTTGCTCGCTGCTCCCATTTCTTGGAGGCTTCGAGTCGGCCCTTGAGTTGACCGGGAGTGATCCCGAGTTCCTTCGCCATGTCGGCGATCTGCGCCACCACGTCGCCATCCTCGGCGGGTGGTGTTGCGGGTGGAACGGGTGGCGTTTCTGGTGCTGGTGTCGCTGGCGGGGTTGACCCCGCTGGCTCTCCAGCGCCGCCGGCGCCGCCTGTCTCGTCATTCGGGTCGAACATGACAACGGGTGCCGTCAGGCGTCCGATCATCGATGTCTGCGGTGCGTGAACGAGGCCGAGCCGCGTTCGTGAGTTCACCATGCCGGTGCTGGTCATCTGCTTCTCCCATGTCGGGGGTGTTTGGCCCATGTCGGGCCGGTTCTGGGGCAGGTGCGCCCCGAGACTTCAACCGAGATGCGAGAGGCGCTCCTGCGCCCGTTCCGCTCTGGTTTCCCATTCCTGCTCACGGATCGACAGGCGCTCACGCCGTGCCGGATCAGGTTCGGTGCGTTGGTCCGCTTTCGCTTGCGCCTGGCGTTTCTTTGCCGTGCGAACCGACTTCTTCAACTGCTGGCGTTGCGAATACTGGCCTGCGGACTTCGGGTCGAAGCCCCGCTCGGCGAGGATGGCCGAATTGTGCTCGGCGACCATCTCGATCGGGAACACCGTGCAGTCACAGTTGTCGTGACCGAACGTTGCCGCCGCGGCGGTTGGGAACTCGATCGACGCTTTTGACAGGCACCAGTCGCATGACCTGCCGGTCACCCGCCGTTGCCAAACCGGGAAGTCATCGAACGCAATCTCGGCGATCGCTTGGCGGCCCGATGAGTACACCGCGTCGTGTGCGATTGCTTGCACCACTTGGCGCCCCTGCGCCACCGCATCGGAGTAGTCGATCGTCTGCTTCAGTGCTGAGCCGATCCGGTCGAACGGCTCGAACGCTCTCGCCGCGGCGTCCGCCACGATCAGATCGGACGGTGCACCAGTGGCGCCGATTGCCTCACCGACACCGATCGACGCCTCTACGGCCGCCTGAGCGATCGACACGAGCACAGGTTGCGCCGCATCGTGAAACACGGTGGACGCTGCGAGGTTGTGACGGTCGAGGCTGTCCCACAATTCGAGCAACGTTTCGATACCGGCATCGGCCAGACGACGAAGCACGTCGGCGTAGTTGTCCGCCACATTCGCGCCGGCCATTTACGGTCCGCCAGGCGCATCCACGACCGGATCTGAGGTCTGACGTTCCAACACCGCCGCCAACGTCGTCGAGCCCGAAGACGACGACACCCACCGACCAGCCTCCTGCTGAGTCGTCCCCGGCACCGCCGAGAACACCGCCTGCAACGGTGCCCCCAACTCCTTGAGATCCTTCGCCACGCCCATCTGCTCGGTCGCTGAGCGGCGCTCGAAATCAGCCCACCGAACCGACGACGACATGTCAGCCGCCTTCGGATTGTCCTCGATGAGCAGCGCCAACCGCATCAGCTCCTCGTACCCCTCGCCGAGCGAATCGGCGAGCGACTGAACCTCAGCGATGTGCGAACCCTCGAGACGAGCGACGGCACCATCGGCGACGTTCACGAGCTCACCAAGCAGGAACGCATCCGGCGGAGTCGACGACGAGAACGCAATCGTGCGAGTCCAGAAATTGAGCACGTCGAGGAACGGTCGGAAGTCGGCTTGTGAGAACTCGCCGACCTTGACGTCCTCGCCCTGCAACGTCCACATGCGAGACGCCGACGCCTTCTGGATAGCGGCAAGGTCCGGTGTGCCGTCATCCTTCAGCGGGTAATCCCACCCCGACGTCCACCGTTGGCGGAACGCCTGATTCTCCAGGGTCACCAGCAGATTCATCACCGTGGCGTTGATCTTGCGTTGTTCGTTCAACTGGCCGGCGAACTGGGCGACACCGCCACCGAACGGCGACGGCTTCAACGTCCGGTTCACCGCAAGCTCCACCAACGGAACCACGCCCAACGGATTGGGCAGCGGCCATTCTTCTCCATCGACCTCGCGAGGCTCGAACGTCATCGGCCCAACAGCGAACCGCATGACGGTCGAATCAGCACCTCGAGAGGTGGCGCTGCGGAATTTGTAGAGGGCGTTTGGCAGGTAGACCGTCGCGCACGTCGAGCCGTCCTCGTCGATCCACCGCTTCAACGCTGAACGCCGGCGGCGCCTTGAGCCCGCTTCGTAGGCCACGATGCACTGTGATGGGTCTTCCATCGTGATTGTCGCCAGGCCATCCGAATCGGGCCACACGAGCCCGAATGCTTGGCCGGTCTTGACCGCCGTCATGTTCGCCGCTGGGGAGTCGGCGTCGAGGTAGTTGCGCTGCCAAATGGCCCACGCCTCCTTGTCGGTCGACACTGACGTCTCGCCGAACTGGAAACCCTCGACCCGGAGCTTCTTCGCTGGGGCCCGCACGATCGGCGGAAGCATGTTCGTCACCGCCAGGCGAGACATTGCCACGAAAGCCTGCTGCGCCTCACCGTCGACACGGGCCGCCGTGTTCGGTGGAGGGCTCGGGATCGGATGCTCACCATCGAACCACGCCTCGCACTCGGCGACCTTCACCGCTCGAGCGTCGAGCGCCTCACACAATCGCTGCAGCTCCTTGACGGGATCGATCATCGTTACCCGCCTTTCACACAAACACCGATGGACGAGAACGAGACTTCAACGCACCGAGAGCGATCGCATCGCCGGCCGCTTCATGAGCAAGGATCCCCGCTACCCGGAAATCGATCTTGAGCGGAGACTTCGGCGCCTTCTTGGCGATCGTCCACTCGAACTTTCCTGACTCGTCACGGGATGTCAGTTGGCGCTTCTGAGCGTTCACCGTGTGGCGAAGCAGCATCTCCGAGCCGTCGAACGTCATCCCGCCTGAGCGGAGAACCTCGTCGAACCCACGGACCGCTGCGGCCATCTTCTTCTGCGAAGCAGTCTCGAACTTCTTTACGTGGTCGTACTTGCCCGACCATCGATCGACCGCATCGCGCCAGTACGGCGGGTCACAGTACGAACGAACCGGCCGCCACAGATCGTTCGCCATCTCCCATGCCGCATCGACCTCGGCCTCGGGGACTTCCCACTCGTCGTCGTCGACCTCGGAGGGCTTCTCCCATGTGGCGATGATGAACTCGTGACGATCCTCGAGTCGAACGCCGATCAGCCCGGTTGAGTCGTGGAAGCGCGCCCCATCGAACCCGATGGATATCTTGTCGCGCCCCTTCGGTGCCCCAACCTCGTTCAGACCATCGACCTTCACCGATTGACACGAGCGGGGTAGGTACAAATCGGCCGGCCATGCCGTCTCGGATCCGGCCCATGATTCGTTCAGGAAGAACCTGCGGTTGTCCGCTTCCGTCGTTTCCGGGTCGGCCATCTCCTCGATGAGCCGGTCCAAGTCCACCCACGGACAATCGACGTAGACCTTTCGGAGCGCCGACTTCACCTCACGACGATTTGCCAGCGAATGCACATGCGGAGCCTGGGGCTTCCACTGGTAGATGTCTTTCGCCCCGGCGGTCACTGCTTCATCGGTCGCGCCGGCCACCGTCCAGATGTTCGGATCCGGCATGTTCGTCGTCTCGAGCGAGAAGCCGCCCATCTTCGCCACGTTCCGGCGAAGCACCCGAGCGAGCACCCTGCCGCCGTTCGTGACGAGCCACAAGTGCGTCTCATCCATCACCACGAACACGACCGGCTGACCCTCACGGGCGCCCGATGATGCGGTCACCTTGTCGATGCGAGCCCTGTGATTCGACCGGCGAACCGTGCGAGTGTCGCCCGGATCCAACCCGAGCAGATCGGCGGCGTACCCGTCGTTGTCGCCAAGTAGCTCCAACAATGCGCCGTAGGTGTTATCCGTCTGGTCGAGCGACACGGCGGCGATCTGCACCAACGGTGTCGGCTTCACCCACGGTTTGCCGACCGGCTCACCGTTTGCGTCCCACCCATCCGGCACAACATCGAGACACAACTCAGCGATGGCGAACTTCGCCGCCTCTGGCGATTTGCCCACGCCCTTCGGCCCGAGCAACTGACCACGCCGGTAGAACCTGCGCCCGGTTTCCGGGTCGATCCGGTAGGTGTGGACCAGCTTCAGTGCCTGCTCATCAGTGCAGGGCATCGAGGGGAATATCTCATCCAGTTCGTCGGCCAGCTTCCAGCCGAGCGACGGGAACGGGGCCTCTGGCGTTGGCCCGCACCACGGCACTAGCTCACGACCTTGAGGCGACCCTTTCGGCTCTCACCTGTCTCGGCCTTCGGCTTCGCTTCGTCGTCAACGATCTTCCACCGCAGAGCGGCCAGACCCTTCGGCGTCAACCCGAGCCGGTCGTCAAGCTCACGCATCTCACGCTCAACGGCGAGCTTCCCGCCAGCCAAACCCTTCAGCCGCTCGATGAGGGCCTTCAGATTCCGAGCCGCTTCGCCCATCTCCTCGCCGCACAGGAACTCGAGGTCGAGGTCCACATTCTGCAACGTCGCCAGGTCATCCTCGAGCTGAGCGCGACGAGCAACGGCGAACAGGGAACCGTCATCCCACCCGCACGCTTGAGGCGTCGACCACGCCCACGCCCACCAATCGGCCGCCTTCTCGCCGAACTCATAATGAACCGGCGGACTCGGCATCGGATCCTGACGGCCAGCGGCCGGCAGAGTCGTCGTCGGAACCGTCGGCTTATTGCGACGGATCGCAGTTCCTGTTGGCAAAGGGCCACGTCCAGCCATGTCGGCCTCCGGTGGTCAGGAGCCCGGCGCCATGTCGGCCCGTGACTCGTACAAACTTTGAAAGCCA